GAGATAAAGAAGATGGCTGCCCTACTTGATGAAGAAGCAGAGTCAAGCGAGGATATGGCTAAGAAGGTCTGGGAATTGGTAGAGGAACTAACTGCCAAGCGCGATCAGTACATGGCCGTAGCGGTCTACCCAAGCCTTAAAACAGCCATTGCAGTTGGTCCTTACAACACGCTTAATCAGCTACAAAAAGATTATGCTAAGCATGTTGCACAAGTAGACGATAGTTATGGTATTATTGCAACTGTACGCGATCCTTCCGCGCAATAGTGTCGTTGCTCACGACACGCCAATGCCCCTGTGTCCTATCCACGGGGGCTTTGTGCTATATTAATTCTGTTGGCAACAGTCAACAAGGCTAGGGTTAGCATAAAGGTACGCAAAAAGAAAGCCCCACCCGTGGAAAGGTGGGGTTTTTTATTTATCTCTTTGGGTTATCAGTTGTATAAAACCCAGAGCCATTAAATTTTACTGGCGGTGAGCCAAAGATCCTACGCATATTCATGCCACAACAAATAGGATCTGGACCTTCTTCGAACATAGATCGTTCAACAGTATTTTCCATGTTGCATATTTGGCAACGATAATCATAATGAGCCACTAATCTTCTACCCTTTTCTTCCTTACCCAAGGATCTTCTCCGCCTAACTGTTTAATAAGCCTGCGTAAAGCAGCCTTAACCTTGCGCTCTGCTGATGACTTGGATATTACCAGACTTTCAGCAATCTGGTCATAAGTCATAGCTTCTACATATTTCATATGGAGCAATAGTTGATCGTCAGGTTCTAGTTTATTCTTAGCCTTACGCACATCAAATAGTGAGATGATATAGTTACCGCCTTCAGCGGGATTGCCACCACCACTTACCTTCTCGCCAGTGGGATTGGTAGTAGGCACAGTGTCTTTCCAGACAAACGGGAGCAGTTGCTCTAATACTTCAGCGTTGTAGAATATCTCATCTCTTACTTCATAGCCTGCCGCTTGCGCTTTAGCTCTGCGACAATACTTATCCGCATGGCGTTGAAGAGTTTTAGCCAACATCCTAATACCAACACGATAATCTTCAGTATCTTTATCATGCTCAAGCCATTCCTTGACCTTCGTCTCGCGCCGTAAGACCCAGACAATAAGTTCATTCCTAACATCGCTTGCATCAAAGTAAGTTGTGTATTTTCGGTGGACTTGCCTTGCAACCGTGTGTGCAACTTCTTGCGCTTCATCTAACCAAGTCAATCTAATTCCTCTGGATCGTGGAGAAGACTTTGCGGTACTGCATAGCACGGCACTGGCATGTTTGTATCCCAGAACTGATCCTGTATGCCTTCCCAGCCCCAGAGCCAGCCTACGATATTAGCCTTGTAATGCCCATCTACTGTCACAAAAAAGTATCTGCGGTTCTTATTATCATCTGGCTGGAACAAGAGCTTGCCATAAGAATAGGCAGTTGAACGCACTTCAAACTCGCCCACATCTCCACTCTTGCGATCAGCAAAGAGAGTAATTGGGTATTTATCTTTCCACCTGGCTACTGCTATCTCAGCAATTACGCCATTAATCTCACGAGCAATAGCTTCTGGCCATGTCTTACTTACCTTAGACGAATCGTTACCCATATCACGGTTGAAGTTGTAACGCTCTACTGCTTCAATCGTTGCATAGGTTACATCAGCAATAGTAAGTTTTACTTCTACCAGCGCCATACCTTACCATCCACAGTGAATGAATTGTTTACGATAGGAACAAGTTGTGGCATAACAGTCTGTCCATCTACATGAAGCAAACCAAATCCTTTATTCCATGTGAATAAACCTGCTTTAATGTAACGAGCATGCTTATAGTCCATCAAGTTACCAACTTCCATACCCCACACAGTACGAGTCTTACCAGACCAGCCAGTGGTGTAATGAGTTAGACCCATGCGGTGAGTATGACCACACACAATAGACATTCCGCTGCGCTTAGCAAGACCAAGAGCAGTAGCACCAGCAGTAGGCTGCACGTTACTCTCATCACCATGTACAAGCAGCCAGTTCGGTGCAAGTTCAAACGGTTCTTTATGATAGGTTATGCCAAGCTGGGGTAGTCTTAAAAAGTTTTCTAATTCAAGTTCAGGCAATCCTAGTAATCCTGGAGCCTTATTATTAATCTTATTGTACAAACGATCTGAGTGATTACTGCGAGAGATATGCTGCACTTGCAACTTCTTGAGTATCTCTACTGTAATGTCGCGGTGCTTACCAAGATCATATTTCCACTCTCCGCTACGTCCTTCTTCCCAACGTGAGATTTGCGGTAGATCAATTTCATCGCCAACAGATACTACATTGTCTGGCTTGTACCACTTGATGAACTTAGCAATAGCATCTACTGCCTTCTCATCATGGTAAGGTGCTTGTAAGTCTGATATTACTACAGTACTTTTCACTCTTTAGGCCACGCCCCGTCCAGCACCATTAAAGCAATAGCGCTATAGTTTAATAGATCTAGGAAACTATCTCTAAGAGATTCATTTTCTGGGGTTGCATCATTTTCGATAAGGTTATTGATCCTTGCGAGCTTGTCCCACATGCGCACACGTAGACCGTTAAGTGCACCGCCAGGTGCTTGTGAGATGTTTTTTGGTCCGTAGTCAGCGTGTTTTTTGAGTAGTAGGTTACCTGCCCCGTCAAACACTTCCCACATGGAAACAATAAAGTTGTCTGATTCACTCGTCACTTGTACTCTCTCGATCATTGGGCCTACCCTTCGGTATATCGCGCTGTCCTTTGTACACATAATTCTTAGTCTTAGGATCTATATCATAACAGACAAATGACGTATGTGTGTCGAAATACTCATATGGTACTTCAATTGTGTCTAGCACCCAGAACGCTAGCGATACGCGTCCACCATCATAAGGTCCACCTATGAATGTTGGATCGTATCCGCGGGTCATTTGCTTTCCTGAATTAAAGATACAGTGATCTTGCCACCTGTATAAGCATCGTATTTACTAGCGATTTGTAAGGCTTTTGTGACTATTTTACGGGCTTTTGCAGGATCATCTACCAAGCCACCAGCAAGAGCTGTCATAGCGCCAAGAGCAAACTTCTCACCACTGCCAGCCACATACATGTTGTCTACGCTACGCTCCCATGAGTAGTCCTCATTGATGCAATAGACCTTGCCCTTAACTACTACGATAATAATGTTGTCATGCTCAACGGCTGCTTCAGCCTTGCTAAACTCATAACCCGCTTCCATGAAGGACTTGCGAATGGATGGGATAAGTTGACGAGTAACGTATTTATCTATGTCCTTGCCGCTAACCTGCGGTGGCACATAATCATGTTCAAGGATATTAATGCCACGCACTGATCCTGCCATAGCAAAGACAACGTTATTATTTCTAAAAATTTTTCCGTTAGGAATGTTGATTGAAAACCCATCTTCACTGGATGATTGCGAGTCTGCCCCGATCATCACCCATTCAGGTCCTTCAATGCAAGCAATAGTTGTCATGAGATACTATCCATTACTTGTGTCCCCAAGAACCATGTGTACATAGGTGGAATAGCCTCAACTAATTCTCCCCAGATCATCCAATCAATTCCCATTGCCTCACGAGCTTGTTCAATTGTCTTGGCAGTATGTCCACCACCAGGAATTTCATCTCGCATAGAGCCATATACACCCACTGGACGACCTTGTTCTTTGTGCTTACAGATAGATCCAACTAACTTAACATTGCTTTCAAATAACCGATGGCGACGCACTTTTAAACCCCATGATGAACCACAGCATTGAACTGGATCAATCAAAGGAGCGCCTGGAACATTCTCAATAATATATGGCTTGCCACTAGCAACTAATGCTTCACGAGTTTGCGGAATAAGATCAACTTTATCCGTACCTTTGCCTTGCGCGTTACGCAAGTGCTTGGTAGAACTATGTGTTTGACATGGTGGACTAGCCGCTATCACATCAAATGATGCAAGAAAATCTTTATCTTCAAAAACTTCTAGAGCATCTTTTTGGATAAACTCATAGGGATAACGTTTTTGTTTTTTAATATCAACGCCTACCACTTCAAAACCTGCGAGATAATAACCAACGCTCCCCCCCCCGCCTTGCAAAAAAGGTCAAGCAAACGTGGTTTACGC